GTTACATCTGGAGGAACTGGAGACTTAGCTACACCATTTAGTGCAGCAGTAAGTTAATAATTAATTTAGTGTGGGCCTTCGGGCCCATACTTAAATTTAAGGAGAATATAAAATTATGAAAAGTGATGTAAAATCAGTTAGAGTCACAGCCACAGGGGCAGTCTTTGCTGGAAGAACTAGATTAAGAGGAATTATCTTAGCATCTGATGCAGGTGGTGCTGGGACTATAATTCTTCAAGACAATACAGACAGCACAACTCTGTTTCAAGCTGACGTTCCTAACGGAGATGTTTTTTCAATGAATATCCCTGAAGATGGAATTTTATTTCCAGGTGGAATGAAAGTCTCTACGATTACAAACATAGATGCAGCGACTTTATTGATCGACAAGTAAGAGGTTTAAATGGCTAACACTACCTCAGGAACAACAGTTTTTGATAAGAATTTTGCTATCGATGAGATAATCGAAGAAGCTTATGAAAGAATAGGTATGCAAGGCGTATCTGGTAACCAGCTACGTATGGCTCGAAGATCTTTAAATATCTTATTTCAAGAGTGGGGAAATAGAGGTTTACATTATTGGCAAGTAGCAAATAATAGTATTACTTTAGTTGCTGACCAAGCAGTGTATACAATGTTTAGATCTACAGGAGATGGTACATCAGATGCCACAGCAATTTATGGTGTTGATGATATATTAGAAGCATCTTTTAGAAACTCTAATATTGATACACCTCTTACAAAAATAAACAGATCACAATATCAAGCCTTATCAAACAAAACATCTACAGGAACTCCAACACAATATTTTGTACAAAGACTTATAGATAGAGTTACAATTACTTTATATTTAACGCCTGGATCTAGTGAAGCAGGAAAATTTATAAATTTTTATTATGTAAAAAGAATTCAAGATGTAGGTGACTATACAAATGCAACAGACGTGCCTTATCGTTTTGTGCCTTGTATGGCTTCTGGTTTAGCTTTTTATTTAGCACAAAAATTTAAACCACAAATGGTTCAACAAATGAAACTATTATATGAAGATGAATTACAAAGAGCTTTAGCTGAAGATGGTTCTTCATCCAGCACATATATTAGTCCTAAAGTTTATTATCCGGAGACATAATGTCAAATTTATCATCAGGAAAATACGCAAAATTTATATCAGATAGATCAGGACAAGAATTTCCATATTCAGAAATGGTTATTGAATGGAATGGGGCTCGTGTACATATTTCTGAGTTTGAAAAGAAACACCCACAATTAGAACCAAAACCACATTCAGCAGATGCACAAGGTTTATTAAATGCAAGACCGGATAGAACAGAACCAGAGGTGGCTAGAGTTTTAACTTTAAATCCATTTAAGATTACAAATGGTTCTACAACCGTAACTGTATTTGAAGAAAATCATGGTAGATCTACAAATGATACGGTTAGATTTAGAAATGCAGAGGGCTCGCTTGGATTAACAAGCACAGATTTAAATAAATCTGTAGGATTTACAATTGCTAGAGTTGATGCTAATAATTATACATTTACAGCTGCTGGAACAGCGACTGCAAGTACAAACATAGGAGGAGGAAGTGTATCGGCTGGTCCGGTAACATTATCACCATAATGGCAGGATTTAATTATTCAAATTTAGTAACGGATATTAGAAATTATACAGAGGTAGATTCTAATGTATTAACTGCAGCTTTAATAAATAGATTCATTGAAGATGCAGAATTTAAAATTTTAAGAGAAATTCCTATTGATGCTTATAAAAAACAATCAACAGGTAATTTAGTTACAGGTCAAAATACTATTAACGTTCCTGCAAAAACTTTATTTGTAAAAGGCGTGCAGGTTTATGATTCTACATCAGCCTCTACAGGAGCTAATACCTACTTAGAAAAGAAAGATGAAACGTATTTACAAGAATATGTGCCCTCAACAGAATCTGCAAAAAGAGGTAAACCTAAATATTATGCTATGTTTGGTGGAGCTACAGGAACAACAGATACAACCTCTGGAAGATTGTTTTTAGCCCCGGCTCCAGATACTACGTATGTTTTTAAAATTCATTATGAAGCAATTCCTAATAGTTTAGTGACCGACACTAGTGGAACGTATATTAGTCAATACTTTCCAAATGGCTTATTATATGCATGTCTGGTAGAGGCCTATGGCTTCTTAAAAGGTCCAATGGATATGTTGACATTATATGAACAAAAGTATAAACAAGAGGTACAGAAGTTTGCTGCAGAGCAACTAGGTAGACGTAAAAGGGACGACTATACAGACGGTACTGTTCGTATTCCAGTTCCTTCACCGACACCATAACAGGAGATAAATTATGGCAATATCATCAGCGGTTTGTTCAAGTTTTAAACAAGAACTTTTACAAGGTAAGCACAACTTTTCTTCATCAGGTGGGCATACTTTTAAAATAGCTTTGTTTGATAGTGATGCAAGTTTAGGTGCTGCTACAACAGACTATTCAACTTCAGAAGAAGTTACTAATACATCTGGATCAGCGTATTCAGCAGGTGGAGCAACTTTAACAAACTCTGGAGTTTCACTATCTTCAACAACAGCTTTTACAGATTTTTCTGATGTAACTTTTTCATCAGCATCTTTCACGGCAAATGGTGCATTAATTTACAATACAACAACAGCTGGTGGTTCAAGCACAACTGATGCTGTTTGTGTAATTGCATTTGGTGGCGATAAAACTGCAACAAACGGAACTTTTACAATTCAATTTCCTACAGCAGACGCGAGCAGCGCTATCCTAAGATTAGCATAGGAGTAACAACCGATGTCGGTTAACTCAGGATGGGGACGATTCACCTGGGGACAGGCGTATTGGAATCGTGATGCTTTACTTGCAACTGGTTGGGGTGCAAAAGCATGGAACGATGGTGAGTGGGGAAACCTTGCTGACGAAACTGTAACTTTAACAGGCGTATCTTTTTCATCTAACGTTGGATCATTATCCATAACAGGAACAGCTGATATTACACTATCAGGAGTTTCTACAACTGGTAATGTTGGATCAATTGCTCCTGCAATTAGTGTAACACCAAATTTACCAAGTTTATCTTTTTCTGGAAGTGTTGGATCATTTACAAATGTAATTGATGTTGCGGTTACACCATCAGGTGTAGCTACAAATAGTGCGTTAGGAGTTATAACGCCTGCAGATCAAGTTATGGGTCTAACAGGTCAAAGTTTTACTGCTAGCTTAGGAACGGCAGTAGCTCCAAACGAAGATGTTTCACCATCAGGTTTACAAGCTTCAGTATCATTAGGCACAGCAATAGCTTTCTCAGGAACTTTAGTTTTACCAAGTGGTTTTTCAATGACCTCTTCTTTAGGTTCTGTTGTTGTACCAAATGAAGATGTAACTTTAACAGGAGTATCTGCAGAATTTAGTGTAGGAAGTTTGGTAGGATTAGGTTCTGCTGTTGGTGCTTTATCTGGTCAAGCAATGACTTCTTCTGTAGGATCAATTGATCCTGCTGATCAAGTTATGGGATTAACCGGAGTTTCTGCTAGTGCTTCTGTAGGATCTGTTAGCGTTTCTGATCAAGTGGTTGGATTAACTGGTGTATCATTTAGTGCTTCAGTAGGAGCACCATTTATTATACATTACGAGGATATTGACACTGGTTCAAACACATCGTATAGTGACGTTTCAACAGGATCGAATACTAGTTATTCTGATGTTGCAACTGGATCTAATACAAGTTATAGTGACGTCGCATAGGAGAAAAATATGGCATCAACATTTACGCCTTTAGGGGTAGAACTTCAAGCAACTGGTGAAAATGCCGGTACATGGGGTACTAAAACTAATACCAATTTACAACTTATAGAACAGATAGCTGGTGGTTTTACTACACAATCAATTGCTGGTGGCGCACAAACCACAGCATTAACTATTTCTGATTCTGGAACTGGTGACGTAGCTGGTCACAGAATGATTGATTTCACAGGAACAATTACAGGAAATCAAATTGTAACAATACCTTTAGATGTTCAAACTTTTTACATTTTAAGAAATTCAACTTCAGGAGCATACACAGTTCAGTTTAAATATGCATCTGGTTCAGGATCCACGTTTACT